GTCATCTTTTACATCATTAAATATTATAGATCCAACTAAAGCGGTTGTAATTACTACGGGTATTAGTATGGTTATCACCGTTTTATCATCAATAAAATTATATTTAAATTTATCAAATAATATTAATGAAGAGATCCAATTGTCTAAGGCATATTATTTATTATCTATAAATATTTATAAAGAATTAATATTAAAAAAAACTGATGCAATTCTTTTTTTAGAAGAATCATTTTCTGAATATTCTAAATTAACTGAACGATCTAGTGTATTATATAAAAATATTAAATCTGATTTATTAACAATTAATGATATTAATGATAATATTTCTAGTAATGATTCATCATCATCAAATAGTAGTTTAGAATCGTTTAATATAATTACGGATTTTAATAGAATTTAAATATAAAATAATATATATATAAATTATATGGACGTTATTATTACTGAAGAAGATAGAAACAATTTAAGAATAATGAATTTTATTAATGTTAATCAAAAAATATTAATATATGAATTATTTAGAATAAATGAAAAAATAGAACGATTAGAAAAATTTATTAATGAAGATTTAGAACGACATAAAAACTATAAAAATAAACTTGAACTATATTTAGGGTTATATAAGGAAGAAGAGGCAATTATTGATTCAAACGAATTAAATAGAAATTATATAAAATAATAATCTAGTTTAATATTATATGGATCAAAATTTATCAATTGAAAAATTAAGTGTAATTTTTTTTGAAATGGAAAATCAAATTAACACGATGCAAGAACAACGGGTAGAACTTGAAAAAAAGATTACTGAACAATATAAATTAAAAAGTAATATCTATAATTTAATTATGAAAAAACAAAAAGAAATTATAGATAATAATAAAATGAAAGAATGATTTAATTTTATATTGCGTGATATTATTGATATTTATGAATATATTAATATGGTTAGGGAATATTAAATAGTTAATGTTATATTTATAAATTTTACCAGATTTCACAAATTTTACCAAATTCTGCCCCGAAAACACAAAGTATTCTTATATTTCATTTCCCGAGAAATCTTTACTATTTTGGGGCAGAATCTGGTAAAATTTGTGAAATCCGGTAAAATTTTATAATACTATATAAAATAATTTTCTAAAATTAATAAATTTATTTTAATATATATATAATTGCAACTTACCCCCCCCGAGATGCAAACCATATAAAATATATTTTTGGATAACCAAAATATAATTTACGCCGTTGGAATCCAATCACACATCAATATATCGATTGGTTTTCCTTGTTTTTTCACTTCTTTATTTAATAATTTACTATATGCTGTTAGATCATAACCTGCTTTCTCAGTTAATATTCTACAAATAACGTGACGCCCACAGGTGCACACATCAGGGTTTAAAGATTGTAATTTTAATGTTGAAAATATAGGGTTCTTACTACTTTTCATTATTCTTGTTAAATAATCGTCAGGTTGATTCAACAATTTATTAATAAATTTAGGGATATGCTTTAATTCTCCTTTATGAGTTTTACCGTAGCTATCAAAAAATTCAAGTGTATCACCTGTACGAATTAAACTTAGCCAATGTCCTATATTTTTTTTAGATTCTAATAATAATATTTTATAATCATTTTTATTTGGTATTAATTCATCAATATTATTATAATTTTCTAATTCGGAATATTTCATAATTTTATTTTTAACATCTAAACCTAAATTACGAACGAAATCAGATTCACCAACCATTTTTTTTAATTCAGTTTTATACATATTAAAAATATGTTCTTTTTGATCATCATCAATAAATTCTGACATTATATTATAATTATAAAATAAATTTACTTTAGATTTATTTTAATTCGTTTAAGATTTATTTAATTTCTAAACTAATATATATGTCAGAATATAAATCTAATTTTCAAAAAAGATATGCAATCGGAAAAGCATCAGAAAATGAAATATTACCAATTATAAAACAATTTTTTAAAGATGATACAATTCAACCAACGATAAATAAACTAGATAAATATGATTATAAATCAACTACTAAAAATTACGAATTAAAAACAAGAACAAATAAATATAATGATTATCCAAGCACGATGATTGGTCTAGATAAGTGCCTACCCAATTCTATATTATTATTTAAATTTACTGATAAATTAACATATATTGAATACGATGAAGAAAAGTTTAAAAAATATCAAGTTAAACTTTTTACAAAGTATAGTCAGAAAAAACAATATATATATATAGATATTCTAGATTTAAAAGAAATAGTTTAATAAAAATAATTTAAAAATAATTTATATATATAATTATATATATATAAAATGTCGTCATTAGCGTATGTTAATCTTCCACCACTTCTTGGTATATTAAATTTCAATTCCGGCGCTGCTGCTGTTGTTCCTGTCACCGTCGGTGCTATAGCTAATGTTCCTATTGTTTGGGATGCAGGTGGTCAACCAATATTTCCATCTGTTGGTAATTGGTCTATTGATATAGACCTAAATTTAAGTTTACCAGCGACTCTAGCAGCAGGTTATTTAACTATAGTTTTGTATCAAGTAATTAACGGTGGAGACTCTTTTATAATAAGAGAACCCCTTGCAATAGGTATCGCTGTTGGTGCTACCGCTGTCACACCTGCGCTTAGATTTACACGAGTCACACCTATTAGTAATTTATCTCCAGTTTTTGCTAGAATAGAAGGTGTTACTGTCACAAATTTTCCATTTACAATAACTTCTGTATTAGTTACTTTATTCCCAATTAATTAATACTATTATTAATACTATAATTAAAAATTCCATTAATAAAACTTTTATTAATAAAATTATTTAATTTTTCTATAGATGTACATTCACATAAATTAAAACTAAAAAAATTTATACACTGTTGTTTATCATCTTCTGAAATCATTCTTGTTTCATTAAAATATTTAATTAATTCTTCTTTAATAATTAATAATATATTCTCATCATCATCTACCCAATTAATATTTATTATATGATGATGATAAGATGCATCATCGCCATATTTAACAATATTTATATATTTCATATTATTATAATTAATCTAGATATTAATTTTTTAATAAAACGCCATTTAAAAGAATAACAACATATAATAATAAATGACAAGTAAAAATTATAAGAATACTAAAATATATAAAATATGGTCTTTATTAGGGGATGATATATATATTGGTTCAACAACTAAAGAATATTTGAGTCAAAGAATGACGGCACACAGATATACTTATAATAAATATAAAAAAACAAATAAAGAATTTATTACATCATTTTTATTATTTGATAAATATGGAATTGAAAATTGTTCTATTGAATTATTAGAAGCTAAAGAGTGTTCTTGTTTAGATGAGGTGAGACAATTAGAAGGTTCGTATATTAGGAAATTAAAATGTATTAATAAAAATATAGCAGGTAGAACAATTGAAGAAAGAAGACAATATCAGAATAATAGAAACAAAATTATTAGGCAATTGAAAAAAGAACAAAAAATAACAAATCTAGACTAAATAATTCTAGATTAAATAATTAATATAATCTAGATGTATTTACATTATATTAATTTGAGTTTAGATTAAATTTTAAGATTTTGTTATTATCCTTAAATGATAATTTTAAAATTATCATCTAGCTCATCTTAAAATATAATCTATTTTTAATCCAAATTACTATTTATTTAATCTAATATAATCTAATATAATAATATAGTTTAATTAAATTTTTTAAATAAAATAAAATAATAATTTAATTAATTTATATAATATATATATATGTCAAATTCAAAATTAGTAGAAAAAGTATATTATGACGTTGTTATTTCTAATTTAAATAATAATAATGTTGGATTACCGCCCCAAGCATACTTTAATGAAAATAGAAGCACTCCATTATTATATGAACCATATAAATATGATATGGCAATTTGTCGATGGCAGATGGATACCAACTTTTTACCTGTATTCATTCCATATATTCAAACTAATTCAGTTGATCCAAATTTAACTATTTATTCTGTTACATTACAATATAATAATTTTATTAGTGATGTAACATATGTAATGTTTGAACCACAAAATAAAGTGGTAACAGTTCCACCAGCACCAGCAGATACTTATAATAAATTACAAGATACAAACACTGGTTATTATTATATATATAATTATCAATACTGGATATATTTAGTCAATGATGCATTCCAACGGGCATTTGATAACTTATTAACGAAAACTATTTTACCAACGGCATACGCACCAGTTCTTACTTTTGATACTCAATTAAATATTGCGATTATGAATGCGGATGTTTTAGGATATGATGCGACCTTACCAAATCATATACAAATATTTTTTGATCAATCATTAGGCAATTTATTTTCTTCATTTCCTTTCTATATTAATTCTTTTAATGATCTATATCAGAGAAATTTTGAATTACAAATGAATTTATTTAGTTTAGCAACTCAAGTTGATTATCCCCCAACTGGTCCAACACTATTTACGGCGATTCAAACTTTTCAAGAATATAGTACTGTATCTCAATGGAATCCAGTACAAAATATTAGTATAATTAGTTCTACTATCCCAGCTATGTTACAAAACGATGGTGTACCATCTCAGGTTATTAATTCGGTATCTGTTAATAATTCAGGAACAAATAATCAACAATCTGGTGTTATTACAGATTTTGTTACTGATGGAATTTATAAGCCTATAATAACTTATATCCCTACAATTTATAGATGGATCGGATTAAATGGTGATCGCCCCCTATCTAATATTGATATAGCTGTTGCATTTAAAGATAGGCGAGGGGTATTAAATCCAATGCTTTTAAATTATGGATGTAGTATATCGATAAAAATATTGTTTCAGTTGAAGCAACAATATATTATTTAAACATTATACATTAAATAATTAATTATTATTAATTATTTAAATTAGTTTTAGTTTATTAATAT